CAGTACATCAATTTAAGAGTTTATGCTCAGCCTAAGATTCAAGATATTGCACCTCAGAACATCAATGATATTATATATGTTGATAAAGACTATATAAAAGTTGAAAAAGTACAGACTAACTAAAAACAGGAGATATAAATGAACAACTTTGAAGATGTTTATGGTCTTAATCGCGATGATCGTCAAATGAGCAATCTTGAAACATATAGACGCTTTATTTCAAAAGGTGACAAGCCTTTGGACTGCATCAAAGATGAAGACGCAAAAGCTATAAAAGATGTATTAAGTGGCAAAGGAAAACTCCTTGCTGTTGTTGATGGCCGCCGCTCTATGGCAGGTAACCATAAGTATGTTCTTTTTGTAAAGGAAGAAGGCGGAGTAAAAGTTTATCTTTACACTGTTCTTAACGGACTTTACAACGAAATGGGCCCTTACAAAGATCTTGATACTGCAATGTCAAATGCAGATTGCTATGGCTTGTTTGAAGAATGTAAGCAGACTGCAAATAAAAAAGTATTGAACGAAAGCGTTGAAGATGAAGAAGAATTTGAAGACTGGGACTCTGAAGGCTTTGACGATGTTTGTGAAGATGATATGGAAGACTGGGATTACGATTATGGAGAAGAGTATGGTTATAAAACGCCAAGTGAAGAACTTGAAGACCATTTAGCAGATTGTTTCCCAACTCGTTATGGAGAATATCAGGACGATGAAGGTGAAGAGGCACTTTTCTTCCCAGTTCAAAAAGGTGATGGTGAAGGCAGTATTGGTAAAAGAACGATTGCTTCTGCTTATGCTAACAACTTAAACAGTGGTGATAACGCAGTTGCTTACGACAATGATGATGGCACTGGCATTAGAAAGCCACTTGGTAGTGAAAACCTTGATGACAAATGGGATACAGATACTCAGTTTGCAATGTACAACAAAGCAGATTTAGATTCTTGGTCTAACGAAAGAGCGTAAGTCAAAATAAAATAAAAATAATAAAAGCGGGCAGTTGTCCCGCTTTTTGTGTTATTAAACTAATTACTAAACAAGTAATATGAGGTAGTTATGGCTGATGATATTTATAAGTCAGGAAAAGCTCCAGCGTCAAGTATCTTAAAAAGCTCTTACATAAATCGACTTTCATCTGTTTTTGGTTTTAGAGCAAAGAAAGGAACACCTGGCGGACAGGACTTGCCTTCAAAAATTGGTATGGAGTTTGTTCGTGTTGATTTGAACAACGATGCATACCGCTTTAAGAATGCTGCATTAGGTTCTGTTTTCAAATCTGAAAAATTAACAGAGAATCTCGAAAAGTATTTTGATGCATATATGACAGAAACAACTTTGTCATATAATGATATCCAAGACAGACAGCGCCGCTTAAATGAATTGTCATTCTTTTATTACAACGACAACTTTGGTTACCGTGTTGTTGAACTTTGTGCTGCAGAAGCAACACAGCTTGATGTTCAGGACCGCATCTTAACAATCGAATCTCCTAACGCAAACTTTTCAGCAAAGTGTTATGAGTTGTTCGCAAGATGGGGTATTACACAGGCAAGACTTCAGCAGGTATGTCACGATCTTGAACTTTATGGTGAATCGTTCTGGTCTCATAAGATTGGTATGAATGGTGTTGAAAACATTAAACCACTCAAAGTCAATTCAATTATGGAAAGACTTGAGTTTAACCCAGTTCATATGGCGGAGTATCTTGCACAAAAGAATGGTTATCTTGCAGCAAACAAAAACCGTCAGCAAAAGATTCAAGCTTTGGTTGACATAATTCAAAATAAAAAGACAATGGACCTTGATGAAAACCTTGCGGATTCATTTGATTCTAAACTTATTGGTTATGAATTGTATGACGGCATTATGTGTCCTCCTTGGGAAATTACACACTTCCGTTACAATGCAGAAAACAGTGAGTTCTATCCTTACGGACGCCCACCACTTTTAGGATGTATTGCTCCTTTCAAACAGTGCTTCTCATCAATGATGCTTCAGGGTCTTGCTCGTCAGATGTCATTCCCAATCACAATGTACAAAGTTAAAGGTGCAGAAGGTATGGGACCTGATGTTCAGTTTGAGCACGTGAACAGTGTTCGTGAAGAATATGACAACCTTGGTGTTTCTGCAGATGTTGCAGGTGGTGAAGTTTATACTGTAAACACAAAGATGTGGATTCCTGATGGACTTATTGATGTTGATGTAAAAGAATCAAAATGTGACATTGACTTCGTTGGTGATATTGAACTTTATCAGGACCGTGTTGCTATTGCTTCAGGTGTACCTAAGGCATATCTCGACCAAGAGTTTGGCGGTTTTGGTAACAGTGGCATTTCATTGACAGAACAGTACAAACCTTTTGCTCGTCACGTGTATACAATTCAGTCAGCTTGTCTTGAAGGTATTGGTGAACTTATTCGTTTACATTTTGCAATCACAGGTGAGTTCGATTATAACACTCCATTCATCTTGTCAATGCGTTTCCCTGCTGAAGAGATGGGACAGGAAAAACGCGAAGCTCGTCAGGCGTCTATTGAGATGGCAGGCGGCGTTATGGATTTGATTACTCGTGCACTTGGCCTTGAAGAAGGAGAGCCACTTCCTGAAGATGTTGTTACTGACATTCTTTCAAAGTACTCATTCCTCGACCCTACAGATATTCAAAAGTGGATGCGCTTGTCATCATTCTTGAAGCCAGTTGGAGGAGATGAAGACGGCGAAGGCGGAGACGACGATACAGGAGGCGATGATTTCGACTTCGGTGGCGGAGATGATATGGGCGGCGATGACGATATGGGCGGAGACGATGTTATGGAAGCAAAAGCTGAAGCAAAGGCCCGCTTACGCGAAAGAAAAGCTCGTATCAATGAATTGAAACAAAAACGACTTCGTGAAGTATCACAAAGATATAAAGAAAGCAAAGAACAGTTGTTCTTCCAGTTTATGGAAAGCAACCACTTTACAGAATGGCAAGGAAAAGACTGGCGTCCTAATAACACAAATAAGGGCGGTACAGTTTCTCACACAATGTACATTCCAAAAATTACAGAGTATTCAGCATTGAATGATTCAGTAAAAGTTCTTGAAGCAATGCGTAAAGGCGGATTGGAAAAGCTTCACGAAGAATCAGAAGCAGCAGCTGTTGCTGAAAAGATGTATGAAGCAAAAATGGCAAACTTGACTGACGATGAAGCTGAACAACAGCGAAAAGTTCAGGAACAGATTGCTGAAGATATCTTAGGTGGTGTATAATGGAATTGTTTCTTGAGGCAACTATTGATTCATTATCACTTAACGCTGTATCAGGATTGACTCAAAAACATCTTGATAAGCGTTATCAAAATGATTTCAATATCGACTTAGCACAAGCTGCTTATTACAGAAAACAGGATTTCCTTGAGATGATTTTCTTTGCAAACTCAACTTACGGGGCAACTGGGTTTATTGCGGCAACAAACTTGCCTCAAGGAAAGAATGGTCAGTACACACTTTGTATAAGATGGTACAATGTTAAGCAGTATTTGAAAGATGAAAAGAATATGGGTTATTCACAACTTGAACAAGCACTTAAACAAGTTGTTCACAACTGTGATGCAAAGTTTTACAGTGATGACCCATCTTTTTATTGGCAAGGCGTATGGGAAGGCCTTGATAAAAATGGAATGTCAATTTACAAGTTTACAGGTGAAAAAGGAAAGGGTGTTTGGGATGAGAAACATAACTTATCAGGTGGGCTTTCAAATCCACAGGTTCATTTGACAAAGCATCTTGCACAAGTTGTAAATGAAATTGATACTTTCATCCGACCTGCTGCACAAAACTTACAGATTATATAAAACAAAAGGCGAGCAAATTGCTCGCCTTAATTTTTAGCGTTGTACAGTATCTATACGACTGATAATCGCGTCATCAACTTCATCCAAGTTCTCAGCTATATCTGAGCCTCTGATATTATTTGTTCCTACAACTGCATAACTGCTGTAATTGCTAAGATACACATAAAAATCTTCAGGATTTTGATCTTTGCCTGAATTTGGAGCGCGGAAGTCAACCTTTGCATACTTTGGATTGTCTGTGTGCCAAACTTTTGTTATTACAAGATGATGCTTTTCTAGAAGAGAAATGATGCTGTTCCATCTTTCGTCATAATCAATCAATGTTTTAACATCATCAGCAAACTCTGCAGGAATTGTTTCAGACCCTACAGACTCATCGTTTCCATCTGCAATTTCACCAGCAATGAAATCATCAGAGTCGAAAATTGTGTCAACATCCATTGTGCCGTCATATTTGCTTGCAGGAACCTTGTTTCCGTCATCGTCATAATAAACGCGAGCTTCAACGCGGGCACCTGCTTCAATGTTGTTAAGCATCCATTCAGCAACTTCCAATGAAGGTTTTGCTGTTCTTATTTTATCTCCATCATCAACCCAGATGTCGACTTCGTCTTCATCTTTGATTGCATTGTAGATTTGTTCTTTTGTCATAAAGAAATCTCCTATAATATATTTAGTGGCATATTAGTCGAAGTCCTCTTTATTTGCAATAACTACAGGTGTACCATACTGATATGTACCAGGTGTAGGAAGCATACCATTATTGTTGTATTTGAACTCATCTGCAAACTCAGTGTAACCGTGTGACTCAAGAATGTCCTTGCAGAACTGATGTGGATTGAAATTGAGTTTTGACTTCATAACAAGGAAGTGATAACCACCTGTGGTCTGAACAGCAGCAAACGCATTTCTACCAAACTTTGAAAGGAAATCAGCGTGAACTGCCTCATAGATTTCAAGGCGTCTTTTCTTACCTTCATCATTAAGGTCAAGATCGAAATCAACCCAGTTGCGATTACCTGTGCAGTCAAACTGGAGCCTCTTAAACTTTACCAGCGAGTGGCAGAGCTTATAGAGCGATTCGTTGACACCAGTTCTCGATCCTTTGAGAGCAGAGTCAACCAACTCCTGTTCGTGTACTGCAATGTACTGCTTAAGAAGTTTTACAACATTTCTTTCGTCAGAAGGATTTGGAGTACTGTAAAGTACAAGTGTCTTTTCAAGGAAAGGCTTACCTTTGCGAGTTGTATAAGCAAGCTTTGGTACCTCATACTTCATAATACCTTTTGCCCAGCGGAGGAAGTCCCATTCACCATTGCGACCAGGGAAAACAACCTGTGGATCGAGCATCTCGTCATCGCTTGACTGACCAAGTTCTTCGCGTTCTTCTTTTGTCAATTTCTTATGTCGAGAAGACATACAGAAGGCGTAAGCTTCATCATACCCT